AAATCGGCCAGGAACAGAGATAAGTCCTCTGTTAGCGCCATCAGCCGTACTTCTTCAGGCCGAAGCCGAAGCAGGTAACAGCGCTGGAAGCGGTGCCCGTCTCAGCCGTGCAGCTAAGGCGGATGTAGCGCTTCAGATCGTCATGGCTAAGCGTCTTCACTTCCTTGTAGGCAGCGTTGCCGATCGCAGTGAAGGTACCGCCGGTCACAGCAGTGAACGTGCTGTTGTCGGAAGATTCCTCGATGCGGAACGTCAGATCAGCGCTGGCGCCAGCAGCAGTGCCGGCCAAGATGATCTGAATGTCGCCGTCGTAATCAAGGAGATCGACGCCGGTCTGGTTGCCGGTGGCGGTGATGGTGGTAGTAGCCAGCAGCGTGAAATGCTGCAGCTTCTCAAGTGTCTGTTGGAAGATTGCCATTGGTCCTCTTGCGGGATGGTTTGCGGAAAGGCTGCGGGCAAACTGCCGGGGCCGGCTCCACAATCGGAGCCGACTGCGCTTTGCCCATGTTGATCAGGGCGATGGCGTCCGATTGCTCGGTATCAACCACCTGCCCTGCCTTGACGGCCACGCCCCTGATGGACGTGTCCTTAAGGATTTGAATCAACATCAGAGGGTGTTGTTGCCGCGGCAGAAGCCCTCGGGATGGCGGACCGCAAAGTCCACATCCTGCAGAGCCACCACGCGCACGGTGCCGCTGGTGCTGTGAGTGTAGGGATCCACGGTGAGATCCAGTCCACTCCACATCGCCATGATCAGCTGCGACCAGACCGCAAAGAAGATGTCGTTGGTCTCAACCTGATTGCTGACGACGGCGTTGTAGCCGTTGACAGTGCCGCCAGGCTCGAACACATAAGCGCCGGTGTCGGTGCCCTTGTCCTTGGTCTTCAGAGCGCCGCGCATGGTGGCGTTCATCAGGTATGCCATGGCGCCGATGTCGGCGTTGTCTGCGGCGATCTTGGATTCCATGCTCACCACCTCGGCGTAGGTCGGGGTGTTGGCAGCGAAGTCCTCAGTGTTGATGCCGGTAGTCAGCTTGATGCCAAGTGGCTGGCTGCTGTTGCCCAGGCCATAGAGGCCCACGCGGTCGATCTCAAGCGCCAGCACAGTGGCGAGATCCTGGCGGATCATCTGCTCCACGTCGATGCTGGCCTGCAGCATCAAGCGGCGGCTGTAGTCGGTAAAGGCGCCTACGGTTTTTGGTGAAAGATTCACTTGGTCCACCGTCTGCTGGCTCTCGGTGGGCGAACCCGATTCAGCCACCCAGTAGGCGGTCGCTGCAGCAGTCTGGCGCGGGATTGCCACGTTGCCGGTGAGCCCGGTCAGGCTGGTAACACCCAGGCCGGCCAGTGCCGAGCGGTTGCGCAGCAGTTCGATGAAGCTGCCGGGGCGGAAGTCAGTGCCGACCAGATCGCCAGCGCCGGATGCGGTGCCAACAGTCAGGTCACGGCGCAGCACCTCGCTCGGCACCATGATGCCCTGAGCAACCTTGCCGGCGCGTGCGGCGGCAGCCTCGGAGCACTCGCGCTCGAATGCCGCGGCCTCCTGCAGCTTGCGGTCGCCAGGGTTGGCCAGTGCATTGATCGCACGCTGGAAGCTGAACTCACGGACTTCCTTGGCGCTGAGGCCAATGTCGCCAGCGGATTCGGAAACCGGTTGCGCTTTGCTGCCAAGTTGATCGAGCACAGCAGCGCGAGCCTCGTCGAGGCTGCGGCCGGATTCGATCAGCTGGCGGCCGAGGTCAGCCATGCCGTGCTTCTCGGTGATAGCAGTGATGCCAGAGATGCGGGTGCGCTCAGCCTTGGCAGCCTCTTGAGCCGCTTCAGCCCGCACCGCCATCAGATCGGTGGTGGTGTCTTCCATGTCGGTAGAAGGTGGGACAAATGATGCGGCTGTGGCCGCGACCGGAGCATCCATTGAACGCCCTACTCCGATTGTAGGGTCCGCAGGAATTGACACTAGCGATAGCTCGTGCGCGCTCCATCGCGTCACGATAAAGTCTTCGCCGCGTTGCTCCATGTCATTGATCGCATAACCGAAGCTCACATTGCGCAGCACACCATCACGAACATCATTCATCACCTCCTGCGCAAATGGGTTGCGGCTCATGCGCACGCGCGCGTAGCCGCGCTTCTGGCCCTCATCCACCCATGCGCGTTCAACCACGCCGATCAGCTTGTCCGGGTCATGGTTGAACAGCAGCGGCGCGCCATCGTTCAACCGCGCAAGGTCTACGGCCTCCCGGGTGTGGGCCAGGATCTCATTGCCGAAGTAACGCGCGACCGGGTATTCACTGGAGAACGGGAACTCAAGCGTGCGGTCATCTTCTGCGATCTGCGCTGAACGCGTGAATGACACCGGTTCCGAACGCTGCATCCGCTCGCCGGTTGCCACTTCAAACAAGATCTCCTGCATGTCATTGTCGCTTAGCCATTGCCTAGCTTCGTCAGCGCTGAATCGTGCTGCATCGAAGCGAATGGCCTGCAGCTCGGTATTGCCATCCTTGATCCCATAGATGAAGTCAACACCGGGACCGCGTTCATCATTGACGCGCCGGATCTCATCGTATTGATCAGGATCGGTCAATCGCGCCGCGTGCTCATTGGGATACGGTCGTTCCATCGTGCGATCTTGCAGTACCTTAATCCTATCGGCTTTGGATGTAGACCAGCTTTGGCCAGCATCGCCGCCCCATGCCGCCCATGCCACGCGGCCCGGTGATGGGTAGCCGTCTTCGCCTTGGCTGAAGCCCTGCCCTTGCTTGTCGACTTCATGCCGCGCAAACCATGCCGACATGGTGATCACGGTGTCGGGCGACAGCTCATCGCCGCTTAAGATCTGCGATGCCCTGGTGGCTGCTACATCAGTGCCACCCTGCTCACCATCGGCCTTCCATGCGCGGTAGCGCTCAGCCTCCTCGCGCATTCCAGTGGTTGGCATCAGGTTGATCTCGGTACCGTTGACGTTGGCCATTAGATGCCCTGCTCCGGCGCTGCGTTTGCTTCTGGTGCGTATGGGTCTTGCGGAATGATTGAGCCCGGTGGACGCGCTTGCGTAAGGCCAGCGCCGCTCACCTTGCCAGGATCAATGTCAAGCACAAGGCCATGCTTCTCCGCCAGCAAGCGCTCGGATTCAAGCTGCACGAAGATTTCCTCAAGATCCCCGCCCTGCTCTGCAACCACCTCGCCCAGTGTCTTGAAGCCGCACCGCACTGCTTCCTTGTATGCGGCCACCTCCTTGGCAGGGTCAACCCATGCCCAGCCGCGTGGCATCCAGCGCGCAGCCTTGAAGCGATCGGGCGCCAGCTCGTAGCCGGGCAGCGATAGCGCATTGCTCAGCACTGCCAGCTCAATCCACTCGTGGAACACGCGGCGGTGGAAGTTCTCGATCATCCACGATTGCAGAATCCGCCAGTGGTCGCGGTCTTCAATCAGGCTGAGTCGGCTGCTGCTGTAGTTGGTCTGGCTGAAGTCACGTGAGATCGTCTCGTAACTGCATCCGATGCCTGCAGCCATGGCGCGCAGCATCGCGCGCAGGAATGGCTCGAACTGACCATCTGGACTATCAAGGCTCGGCACCGTGACCGACTCGCCGGGGTTGAGGTATTTGAAGACTCCGGGTTCAAAGTTTGAGACGCGCTCACCATCCATCACGTCATCACCGATCAGCTCGCCCTCGGGGCTGGTGATGAAGCCCATCAGCGCACTGCTGGCACGTGCTCGCACCACCTCGGCCTGCTCGTAGCCCGCTAGGTGATGCAGTCGCTGGATTGCGCTGGCGAACCATGTAACGCCTCTCGTCTGGCCGGGGCGCTCGGCGCGGTAGAGGTGAATGATCTCCTCGGCCGGGATGCGCTTGTGGCGCTGCGTGCTGATCTGCTGGTTGCTGAACTGGTAATCGCCGGGGTGATACGCCAGGAAGTGATACGCGATCGGCCTGCCCCAGCCGTCCACCTCCACACCCATGCGGATCTCGTTGCCCTGCTGGCTGCGGCCATTGAGACCATCATCGAGCTGGTCTGCCTCGATCACCTCCATCGCCAGCGGCACAGTGCTGCCACCAAAGCTCTGCCGCACAAGTCGGACGAACACCTCGCCGCTCTCAGCGCAGGCGCGGATCACTAGCCTTTCAATGTCGGCAAAGCTCAGTTTGCCGCCGGTGTGGCAATGCCGCGCAGTTGTCCACTGCCGCCATGCCGCCTCGATCGCATCGTTGACCTGAGTATCAAGCCTGCCGCCGCGCTGCATCCGCACCTGCGACTGAAACGGGATGCCCTGCCCGATCACGTTGCCTTCAATCGCGCGCAATGCCTGCCGCGCATAGTCATTATCGCGGCACAACTGCCGCGCACGATCGCGCAGCTTCTGCGCGCTGCCGTAGATCTCGCTGTCGGCGCTGGTGTTACCTGTCACCCAGTCCGCGGTAAGCCTGCTGAACTGCGCGCCTTGGTACATCCGCCGCCGCGGTGCTGATGGTGTCGCCTGTTGCCTGCGCTTCTTGGCCATCAGCTGAACCTCACGAATAGGTTGTGGGGATTGCCCAGACCATTGGCCGCCAGATCGGCAGCCTGCTCGCGCTTCACGTCGGATTTGAGATTGGCCTCCAGCTGCAGCAGTTCTGTTAGCGGCAGCTTCTTGAGTCGCCTGCTGCCGATGGTGTACTCAGCAACAGCGCCGCCCGATACCATCGCGCGGATCGCAGCCTGCACCGCATCAAGATCCTGCTGCGCCTGACTGCGGCCATCAAATGCGCCAGGCGTGCCGGCATAGTTCAACGCCGCCAGCACCTCAAGCTGGCCAGCGCCAAGCGTCAGCTTCTCGCTGCCAGCAGTTGCAATCGCCTGCCAGTACCACTGCCCTGCGTCGAAGCCAGCACTCGTGGCCGCGGCAATGGTCAGCTCCCAGCCTTGACCGTATGCGGTGCCGATGATCGTTGCCCCTTCGCTTGCAGTATTGGTGCGCAGGTAATACGTCAACGTCCAAGTGCTGCTAGTGACGGCAGCGCCAAACGCATCCACGCTGGCATCATCCCGCCATTTCACCGTGTCACCGGCTCGAATTGTCGCAGGGATGTTCACCGTTACCAGTTGCTGAGGAAGGCCGAACCAGCCTTAGCTGATCTTAGCGATGGCTTAGCGCGTGCTTCTGCTGGCTTGTCGAGTTGATCCCATATCGTCCGCCGGTCGTACTTCGTATACAGGTGGCACAACGCCGCATAGGCATAGACCAAGCAATCCAGCGCCTCATTCCGCGCTGATGGCTTCTTGACCCATTCGCGCACCGGGAATCCTGAGCGGTTGTATCGCATCACTTGCTTCTCGGCGGTCAGTTGCTCGAAGTAGTCAACCGTTGCATCCATGTGGAAGTGCAGGTAGCCGGGCCCTGGCTCGCTATGCCTGATCCGACCAAACAGCGTGGTCTTGATCGTGTCGCTGCCGACCGGATGCACCACCGCGCCGCGCTTCATGGTCTGGCCTTTGGCGTTGAGATCCACCCGGCTGCCCTTGCCGATCGGTGGCTTACCGCGCTGGCTGGCGCCTTTGATCGCAATCACGCCTTGGCGGCCACGCTCGCGTGCGTACTGGTAAACCTCAGCAGTGAAATGGCCGCCGCTGTCAATCGCCACCACATGGGGTCGGATGCCATGGCCCAGCGCGTGCGGCCATTCGCGCAGCACCATCTGATCAAGCTGCTTCCAGAGGTCTGCGCGGCTTGGGTCGCCGTGAATCTCTTGGTGGTCCATCAGCCAGCCTTCCTCATCGCGTCCCCATGCCCAGACGCTGATCGCCAGCCGGTTGTCCTGCACGTCAACGCCGACCGTGATGGCGGATGCACCATCTGGCACAGTGCCGGGCTTGTAATGCTCGCAGCGCTCCAGCAGGCCGCTGGCGCTCACCTTGCTGGCGTAGTCCTCTGCGAACGTCTCGGCCAGTCGCGTATTCACAAAGCTTTTGAGCATCGGCGCATCCGCCTTGCTGCGCATGAACTCGTCAACCATGTCGGCCCAGCTCAGCCAGCCGAGCGGTGAATAGAGTCCACTCAGTTGGAATCCAGCGGTCTTGCCGCCATCGCCAGGTGCAGTGGCGCGCCATTCACCACCACGCAGTAGGGCAGGCTTGTGCAATTCCCCGAATCGATCTTTGCACGCCTCGCATTCATACGCCGCGCTGCTCGGATCATCTTTCTCCCACTTGAGCTGCGACCACTTCAACCATTGCATCGCGCCGCAACTTGGGCATGGCACAAAGTAACGGCGCTGATCACTGCGTTCATACTCCGCCTCGATACGGCTGAAGTCCTTGATGGTCG